CTGAGGGCAACTTCCTTTTTTTCTTTCCAAGGAAGAAAATTTAATTGGAATTCTTTTTTCCGGGGGAGTTCCTGTTTTGGAGTCATTCTTCCTTTTAAAAACACCGGTCCCTGAAGACCTCCAAGGTCATATCTTAGCATTTCTCACTTGGATGCTGATTAGGAGTCGAGCCGAGGTGTTTCCCATAGCGAAGGAAGCCGGAGAGATTTGAGAGTGGAGAATCGGTGATAGGGGTGGAAACTGGTCGCGAAAGACCGCCGAGGAGGAGGCTGTAAGAATATCTGTGGCACCAAAGCTGGGGGGCGGAACACCAAACCCTAGTACTAAGGCCTAGACGAACGTACTTGCAACCGACCCTGACAAACTCCCGACAAGGTGGAGCCCCGAAACTTGACCAAAAGTCAAGCCTCGCTAGAGTCTCTGCGATCTTGTCTCGATGGTGGAATTCATGCAGCCGAGGCAGGGCTGGCTGAATTTTTGCCTTTATAGGCCACGCCCCAGGTGAAAAGGCAAGGTTCGGGAGAACCTAAAACATCTACCTTTTATTACAACCAATGGAATGAAGATGACGACAAAGATGACAACCGAGAACAAGAGTGACACCGTCCCGACTGAGACGTTGGGACTCAATGAGAGAGATAACTTTAGCGACACAACACGCGATGAAGAGAGAACGATTGATTGGGAATCATTCTGCGACGTTAACCCTAATATTCAAGCTTTGTTAGACTACTGGAAGCACAGGCATGACCGAACAGTCTCTTATGGAAGCCAAAAAATCGAGAGTGACCTCAATTTTTCTGATGATCTGAAGAATCAATACCTGCCCTTTTTGACCCCGATACAGACAGAATTCGAGGAAACTCCAGAAATTAGAAGTGCAGCTCTGTCCACAGCTCCATTAGTAGGTTATGCCTCACACATTTGTACGCAAGGAAGCTCTGAAGAGAATGACAAGAAGCAGATGGTGCCACCTGTTGATAAGGAGGCGAAGAGATATAACACGCGTATTCAACAGGCTATTAAGGAAGAGAAGGAAATCCTCCTCAGGTTCAAGAAGGAATATGTCCAGAAAGGATATCACGATTGGAATTCTTTTTGTCGTGAAGTAGCTGCCAAATCTCGCAACCCGGAGCTCTATGATATATCTACAAAAATGGCTGAGGTGGTTGCCCCTTTCAGAGACCGAATTCAGGACCAGTTTTTTGTAGCTCTGGAGGAATTCTGTGCCCCACTACGCTTAGATGGAATCCGAAGTGCTTTGTCTACCAATGTGGTCTCTATATATCAGATAGCGACAATCGCTGTTTTTGCACAAGCTCTGCAGCTGAACTTTGACGTATCCAAAAGATGGAACGATGAAAGTGAGACTGTCATGGCCGATTTTTGGGCTGCATTTATAGAATATTTGGATAAACAGGGGAAGAGTAAGGGTTCTCCAGTTTTTCATTCTATTCCCATGACAGCTAAAGGATATGTCATACAACCACACGCTGGGATGCCAGCTCCTTCGAATTATCTCCCCACCGGCTACTTCAGTGATCTCACCAAGATTGGAACCGAAAACCTTCAAACTCTTATTTCGAGTGTGAGACTCAACCTTCCAGAAGTAGAAGGCCAACAGGTACTGTGGGCTGCTCAGAGATTCTCTATCCATGGCCTTACCCATGCCTGTCTCACAGTGCCATATATGAAGCTGCTCTTTTATTACAATACCAGATTCGCAAGAGGGGACTATACCTCAGGGACCTCACCAGGCATATGGACCAATTTAGCAAGGAAAAGATTCGCAAAGGGTGTCTGGTGGCCCCTATCCCAGTCTAGTCAGACTGTCTGGCCCGTTTTCCAAAGTCGGATAGTCACACTGGCGGACCTCTGCTCTTACGTGGCAGGTAAGATGGGAGTTACACCTGACTATGAGCCAGAAAGATTGGGTAAAGACATAGCCGTCATACCAGTCACCAAAAGGATGCAATTTGATATGACTTGGTGGGTGACTGCATTTATGGAATATCCTCTGAACGATTTTACTCATTTTATTACTATGAATAGGATGGACAACAACGAAGAAGTTGATTATGGATGGGGTCGCCCTCTAACTTCCGCAACTCGTATAGTTGGACCTGCCACTAGGGCCCTATTTGTTTTGGTTGATGAACTCGGTAGTACCAGTATATCCAAGGGTTCTAGGGATGGACGTGTAAGCAGTGCTTTTAGTATTGACGTGTGGGGCACTACTGTTAGTGCGGAACATAACTATTTATTTGGTACAGATCAGGTCTCAGCACGGTTGAATCCATCAATAGATGATTTTGATAAGGTCCCTCCTCTCATAGCGGCTATCACTTATATGGAAGGAATTATCTCTAAAGAGGATGCAGAGTTGGCAAGGGATTTGTTGGCTGCTTTTTCACATCTCCACACCGTAGCAGTGTCTATTGAACTAACTAGTAGTAGCAGATATAAGATCAGGTCTCCGGGCCAAGCGAACTTAGTAGGTGCACAAATTGATCAAGTTTACAACCGTCCTATGACCCCAGATAATGGGGAATTCTGCACAGGGAACCATCTGGTTAACGCGTTTAAGATGTATGCTATATCAAGAGAAGACCAGATTAAATTGAGACAGATTCACATGTATGTTCCAGATGGGTTTTGGATGGCAAATCTTTTCGTTTTTGGAGGATATACTAAGGCCGAAAACCCACTTACAGTTCCATGGAATAGCTTCTACCCCCGCTTGGCTGTGAATAGTGTAGCTTTGTGTCACCTCAACGATATGATTGATATAAAAGCGGGCTCCACTTGTCTCACCCTCTGTCCCTACATGATAACCCAGTATGTGAGAGAGTATTCAGACTTGGAAGAGTATATGTCTCTGATTCAAACTAGGAACACGATACTCCCTCAGGTTCAGCTGCTCGCCAATTATGAATATACGGGTACTCTCCGGGACAGTTACGTTCGCGGTTTCCAGGACACATATATCTCGGCAGATCGAAGTGAACCTCACCTTTATTTAGGCCGACCAATCTGTTATCCCCTACAGATATCAGTCCTCTTTGGTTCAGATTTTAAATTAGGTAGCCTGGATTCGACTATAGGTGCTGTTAATATATTTTCCGAACATAGGAGGACTTACGGTAAGTATGGAACCTTAATGGGATATCGATCCGACATGTCTCAAACGTTCGCTAATGAGAGTCGTTACTGGAAACAAGCTTACGCCGCTTTGGGTCAGAATAGAAGACTCCCAACATGGTTAGACCCACGTGGCCAGGAATGGAAATTAAGTAATTGTACTCATCTATTCTTACAGTCTGAGGCGCAGCGAAGGACTTTTTCTATACCGAACACAAGTGGTGTTCAGAAACTATCAGAGTATCTCAGACCTTTCTATGAACCTGATCTTACATACCACCTCGATTGGCACTCAAATCCTATCTACTGGTGGGGCAAAGACGAATTTCAGAGCATAATATGGGGTAATGTGAATAATAAGAATTATGTGCTGATCAAACCAGCTCGCTCTATTCCTTATCATGTAACCAACCTCATTGATCAGCAGAATAGGCCTTCTTTTTTGGTCAGAAGCAAACAGAAGCTGAACTTCTAAAGTCAGCTTCTTCTTCCTCGGGAATGTGGTCTAAGGCGTCCATCAGGGTGTGGGTGTGTAACCTTGAGAGTCAGGGCGCCGATAGAACTTTAGCTGAGCTGTTAGCACCCTCTTTCGGCGAGCGGCTCAGTTTAAAGAGATTAGTGGCGAACCTCAAGGAGATCTCGGAGCCTTATGACTATACATTCCAAACTTTAACCTCCCGAGAATTAGCAGCGAAGCGCTTTCGTTATAAGAATAAATATCCATTACTCGGTGAGAGGTTTGGGGAACCCCTGACCCTATACGAAACGCTGCTAAAAAGAAAAATACCATCGGTCGAAAAAGATCCTATCTGGTTAACTTTAATCCAATCTCAGAATGGCAAGGAGTTCTATAGTCGAGCTAAGTATGTAACAGATGTGTTGGTAAAACAAGGCCCAGAGATTACTCCTTTCTGGCGGGAGTTGTCTCACTTACATACGATCGGTGGTTTTGCCTTGCCTGCGACTTTTGAAACTCAAAAAGAATTGGTAGAGAAGTGGGTGAAAGGACCTTTCGTACCAAAATTATACGGATCAGAATCTATATTCAATTATCATTTTCGAGAGGGAGTTGAAGAATTTTTCCGAAAAATGACTTGGAGAGACGGTGTGCGGAAGATCACTAGAGAAGAATTTGCAGATAGTCCACTTCTGTGGGCCACACCTGGAGCTACTACTGCAGACACGGTCAAAATCCACGGACAGAAAGTGAGGTCAAAGAATGGTACAGCGGTCCTATTTACGAACCGAGACATCCTGAAAATCCTGGAACGGAGAGTTTACGATCGTTCGATCAATATGGTTTTCCAAAAAATGGATGAAACATTCGGAAAAACTAGAATGGTTGCGAATTCAGACTTCAGGATGTACATACTGATGTCTTATATTAGTGCACAGTTTGAGGGCCTGGTAGATCACCCTAACACTCCCCTTTTTTGGTCCAACAACCGGAGAATGGAAGAATATCGTAAATGGGTTAGAGAATTAAACTTCGGATCCAACCTTCCGGGTGATTACAGCGAATTTGACCACCGGGTCTCTCTTAAGATGATGGAAATAGTTACTCGTTGCCTCAAAGAGTGGCTCTCACGTGTCGGTATAGAATGGGATGAGGTAGACGAAGGAATTTGGGACGAGATAATTCATCGCTTCTATAATGGTTACTGTGCACTTGAAGTGGAAGGTAAGAAAGCCCTGATACCTTGTGAGCGGGGTGTATTGTCTGGTTGGAGGTGGACAGCCCTTCTTGATACTGCAGTCAATTATGGCATATATTACATAGTCAAGACACAACTGGTCCCAGAGGGTGAGAAACTATTTCAAGAGGACAGTTGTTGCTTCCAAGGCGATGACGCCAAATTAAAGTTGCTCCGACCGAAACTTGCACCCTTAATCGTTGGCTTTGTGAATAGCATGGGTTTTCTTATGCACCCACAAAAGACTTGGGCCTCCACAAGTAGGGATGAGTTTCTAAGACTGGTTTTCGAACCAGATGGTATCAGAGGGTATCCCGCCCGGACAGTTAGATCCATATTTGTGGCAAACCCAAACAATAAGCCGCCTCCCCCAGGTATTGCGCGTTTGAGGGTTCTGGCATCTAATTGGGTGAAGTTGGCTCGCAGATTGGGTTTGAGACGAGATGAGATTTTCGATTTAATGTTACGCGATCTCGTCAGGAGTAAGCAGCTCGCCAGAGAAAAGATTCTTGAATGGCTAGAGACTCCTGCTTCCTTGGGGGGTTTTGGTCTCGGCCAAGTTGGTCTATATAAATTCGTCGAGTCTGAGGTTCCCAGCGACCCAGACCCTACCGTATTGCAACTCCCTCGGATCCGTGAAGAATTAGCTGCTTACCACAAAGCTGGGGTTGAGTTGTCGACGAGGGAGGTCGTCAACCATGTAAATAGTTTTTTGGGGGTGAACCGTTCCGGCAACATCTCACAAGAGAAATTAGAGTTGGCCCCTACCACACCTTTCTTCAAACGGGTACAACTCACGGTGAAACGGTTCTTTAAGTGGGAATTTTTGGGGAAAAATAAAATTTTGTCAGCAGTAGCACACACCAGCATCCAAGATCTTTCCAGCCTGTTAGCTTCACTAAAGAGTGGAGCTAGCATTGTTGAGAAATTATATCATAAGTGCTCAAGGTCTGCTCTGAAGACGCTGTTGACTGGAAAATGGCATATATCTGCCCCGCCCTCCCTGCTCTATTCGGATGAAGCTGTTTCAGAACTTGCTGATTGGGTCGGTGGGCACGTTGAGTTGGGATTGATTTCGAGGCATCGAATTACCACAAAGCACCTGGACTCAGCCAGATATTATGCCGACATCACATTACAAAGAATGACACCGTTTGGCGGTATCGCATACGCCTGGTGACCAATATCTCGCTGCCTATCGGGTGAGGTATTGTAAAATGTGGTGTAAGATAGGGGAGGTCATAAATCCCTAAATCTACCTCCATGCGAAGAAAGATTTTAGGGTCATCCTCGAACTCCACCTAGAGCTGGCTTGTTGGATCATTCCCGGGCTCTAGGGAG